GCACAGCAGAAAATGATTGATGCAGGCGCAATTGCGTTTGATGATGCAGGTACCTTTAATGAGTTATATAAACGAACAGCAGATGTGGGTATCAGCTATACTACATTTGTGGACACGATTGGAAATTTTGGATCTTCTATGATTGCACTAACTGGTGACATTAGTTCTGGTAGTGACAAGTTTTTATCCATGTTTACTGATATTGCTGATACAGCAGATCAGTTTGGAGATTTTGGTCTAAGTAACAATGAAATGATCACTGCCCTCGCTGAACAGGTTGAAATTATGCGTTTAACTGGTATTGTTAATCGAGACACACAAGATCAACAAACAGCAGTTAAAAATAGTTTTAATAACTTAATGCTGGAACAAAGTGCATTTGCGTCACTAACTGGTATGAATCGTGCAGAGCTGTTGTCAGGTAGAAATGAAATATTATCACAAAGTAAAATGGCAGCTGCACTCAAGAGATTAAATGAGCTTGGTTTGACTGGTCAAGTTGATATTAGTGAAGCACTAGCTACGCAATTTACTCTATTGAAACCGCATTTAGATGCAGCTGGTGTTGAAACTGGAAGTGAACTACAGAGTGCAATTGCTGAGGAACTGTTTGTAACCAAAGATAATATTGGTGAATTTGATATTAGAAGAAGATTGCCAGCTGGTACTATTACTTCAATCGAAAATACTATGCCTGGATTATTAGACAAAATTAATCAAGCATACCGAACTGGTGAAATTGAAAACCAAGCAAACTTCTTGGTAACAGAATTTGTCAACATGAATACTGAAGTAGTTGCAGCAGCAACAAGTGTTGGTAGTTCAGCAATTACAGAAATACAAGCATTGCAAGCTGCAAGTGTACTGATGCAATCTAGTTTGTCTAATATTGCAACTATGACACAGGCAGAAATACAAGCAGAAATTGACAAAACAGCAGAAAATCTTGCAAATGCTGGCACAAGTACAGTGGCTATGAATACATTAGCTGTTGGTGTCAGAAACTTACAAGATGCATTTACTGTTGATTTAGATACAGCTAGTACTAAAGTTCTTGCACTTAGTGAAACATTTGCCGGCGCCGCACAAGACATTAATAAGTTTTTCGATCAATTGGGAGTAATGGACGTGGTTAGTGCTGAAAATATTGCTCAACGAATAGAAGCGGGAGAAAATATTACCGAAGACGAACAATTACAACTGTATTACTTTTTAGCAGATCAAAAGAACCAAGAGTTAGTTCAAGATGGCGGATTTTGGGCAGCACTTGGATATTTTAATAAAGGTGTAAACATGTTAGCAAAACCATTAGATCATATGATGCCACTAAGTGTAACTGGCGGAAATGAGAGCAATTGGTTTACTGGCGCTGCGGGAAATGAGGATTTGTTGAGAGAATTTCATGCACAGCGAGGCGGCGCACCAACTGGCAATAGGCGTGCAGGCGGCCAAGTGTCCGCTGGGCAAAAATATTTAACTGGTGAGGCAGGACCAGAATATTTTGTACCTTCGCAAAATGGAACCATATTAAGTAATAACGCAATTGGAGGACAGGCATCAAGTGACGGGTTTAGTGTTAATGCAAATGTTAAACTAAATCAAAATATTATGGCTCCTCAAGTACAAGTTAATCAACAAGCAATGCAAAGCAACAATAGCGGAAGACTTGCAGAATTAAAAAGTATTCGACAGGCACGTGAAAGTAGTGTACAATACTTGCAAGAGTTAGAGTCTGTAGTAAAGCAGATGACAATGGCAAATCGACGACGTCGTAACCATCAGAGTGCAGATGTATAAATACATATAGACAGAGGTATATTAATCAAATGGCAGGTTGGAAGAAACATTTTACGAGGTACGACGGTGCAACCGGTGGCTCAAAAACAGCAACATCACGTTGGCAAAGTTGGCTACCGGAAGTATATTCCGGACAACCAAATCGTGTTGAGCGTTATGTCCAGTATGATCAAATGGATCAAGACAGTGAAATCAATGCTGCGCTGGATACTATTGCTGAATTTAGCACACAGACTGACTCAAATAATCAATTACCATTTAAGGTACATTTTAAAGATGAAGCGACTGAAAGTGAAGTAAATGCACTAGAGACTGCATTAAGTCAGTGGTGTAACATCAATGACTGGGAGCGTAGAGCATTTGGTATGTTCCGTTCAGCAATCAAATATGGTGATCAATTTTTTATTAGAGATGATGAAACTTATGTTCTAAACTGGGTTAATCCATCAGATGTTGTCAAGGCAGTGGTTAACGAATCAACTGGTAAAGAAATTGATCAGTACATTGTAAAAAATATCCAACTTAATCTCGCAGACAAAGTTTTGGTTGATACTAGAAAAACAGATAATTCAACAACAACACCGTTTATGCCAAACAGCAGAGGCGGCGGACAGCCGCAAGCATACCAAGGTATGGCAAACACACAAGAATTTGCGGTTGATGCAAAGCATATGATCCATGTTAGCTTAACTGATGGCATGAATGTAGGATGGCCCTTCGGCAACAGTATACTTGACAGTGTTTTCAAAGTTTATAAACAAAAAGAATTGCTGGAAGATAGTATTATTATCTACCGCGTACAACGTGCGCCAGAACGTAGAGTATTTTATATTGATGTTGGTAACATGCCAGCACACAAAGCTATGGCTTTTGTTGAACGTACTAAAAATGAAGTACACCAAACTCGCATTCCAAACAAGTCCGGCGGTGGCACCAACGTAATGGATGCGGCATATAACCCATTATCAATCATGGAAGATTATTTCTTCGCTCAAACAGCAGAGGGACGTGGTAGTAAAGTTGAAGTGTTACCAGGGGGTGACAATTTGGGTGAAATTGATGACTTGAAATATTTCAACAATAAACTAATGCGTGGACTGAGAATTCCATCAAGTTATTTGCCCACAGGTGCAGATGATGGAACAATGACATATAATGATGGCCGAGTTGGCACAGCATTAATTCAAGAATACAGGTTTGCAAAATATTGTGAACGTATTCAAAATATCCTACAACCATACTTGGATAAAGAATTTAAAATGTTCCTAAAGCATCGTGGTATTGAAGTGCCTAGTAGCCTTTTTGATCTTAAATTTGTCGAATCACAGAGCTTCAGTCAATATCGTGATATTGAAATTGAATCACAACGAGCTCAATTATTTGGACAAGTTGAAGGTGTAGACTATATGAGTAGGCGCTTCATTATGAAGAAATACTTGGGATTAACTGAAGACGAACTAAGAGAAAATGAACAAATGTGGAAAGAAGAGAATACTGAAAAAAGTGATTCAGGATTTGATGCGGCTAGTGAACTAGGTGGTTTAGGTGTTAGATCTGGAGACGTTGAAGGATTTGAACCCACTGATGTTGACGCTGAAGAAGCTGGTGGAGATGATATGTCAGACATGGATAGCCCAGTTGGAAGTGGAACAGAAACAGGAGACGAAGCAAATGAGATTTAATGAACTTGCACAAGATGCAACACAGGACAATTATGGTACTTGGGAGTTAGATGATACTCGCCGCCCCAAGCTAACACTTCGTCATTTAAATAAAATGCGCAAAAAACGTGAAATGTCTAAAATGGAACATTCGGACATGGTCAATAGTTTTAAGGACATATATGCTAGACCGTCTGGTGAATAACTGCTTATAAAACTATATTTTAAATTTTTTTAAACCAAAAGTGCGATTCTATTCGCATTATGTACTAGTCGCAACCAATGTGCCTTAAATACAATTGTTATAACCTATCATGAAGGAGATTATTATGAGTGCTCAAGATCGTTATACTAAAATTATTGAGAGCCTAGTGAATGGCGAAGAAGCAACAGCTTCTGAACTACTACACGAAGCTTTTGTAGAACGTGCTCGTGAGATCTGGTCAGATCTTGTAGAGCAAGACGATATCGTAGAAGACGATATCTCAGAAGAAGAACTAGAAGAAGCTATCGGCGACGAAGAAGCCGGTGACTTTATTGACGACATCGAAACTGATGAAGAAGAAATTGAAGCAGAAGAAGCGTTCGGCGAAGCTGACGAAGAAGAAGCTGAAATGGAACTTGCAACAGGCGACGACATGGACATGGAACCAGAAATGGGCGACATGGAAGGCGGCGATGATGGCGTTGAAGCAGAACTAGCAAACGTAGAAGATGCGCTTGCAGCTCTAAAAGCAGAATTTGCTAAAATCATGGGCGACGACGAAGCTGAAGGCGATGACATGGAACCAGAAATGGGTGACATGGACATGGACATGGATGACGAAGAAGAAGAGACTGAAGAGTCATTTGCTTTTGAATCAGACGAGTCAGATGAAGAAGTTGAAGAACTTGAAGAAGCAGCTGACCTACAAAAGGTTGGTAAAGAAAATGCTATCCACCCAAAAGAAATGCCAGCAGGCGATGACGGTAAATCATCACCAACAGCAGGTAAAAATGACATGGGCGGCGAAACTATTAAAACTGGTGCAAAAGCATCAGCTGGTTCAGCAAAAGGCCTATCAGATGCAAAAGCAAAAGATATGGGCGTGACACATCCAGGCGACGGCGCAAAGCTATCACCTGAAACACGTGGCCACGGTGCTGAGAAAAAAGGTAGCGCCGAGTAATGAATAACTTTACACTAAAAGAAAACTTATCATTTGATCAAGCTCAAATTGTAACCGAAGCCAAAGATGACGGCAAGGGCGGCAAGAGCTTGTATATGGAAGGTATCTTTGTGCAAGGTAATAAAGAAAACCAAAATAAAAGACGATACCCAGTTGATCAAATCGCAAATGCAGTTAATGCAATTCAAGAAAAGATCAGCAGTGGGTTTAGTGTATTAGGTGAAGCCGACCATCCAGATGACTTACAAGTTAATTTGGATCGTGTAAGCCACATGATTGAAAAAATGTGGATGAACGGTGCAGACGGTTATGGTCGTCTAAAATTATTGCCAACTCCGATGGGAAATATTTGTAAAACCCTACTGGAGAATGGCGTAAAACTTGGTGTATCAAGTCGCGGAAGTGGTAATGTTAATGACAGTGGAGTAGTTTCAGAATTTGAAATTCAAACTGTTGATATCGTTGCTAACCCAAGTGCTCCGGATGCTTATCCGGACCCACTTTATGAAGCGATTATGAATGGTAAACGTGGCAATATCCTTATGGACGTTGCAGGCGCTGCTACTCATGATGGTGCAGCTCAAAAGTATCTCCAGGAAGAGATGCTAAAATTTATTAATAACCTAGATATTAGGAGAAGATAATGGCAAATGCAATTGAACAACTCCTAAGTTCAGAAGTACTTTCAGAAGAAGTGCGCTCAACACTAAGTGAGGCATTTGATGCTAAACTTAACGAAGCTCGTGAAGAAATCACAGTTGAACTACGTGAAGAGTTTGCACAGAGATATGAAACTGACAAAACACAGATGGTGGAAGCACTAGATGCAATGATGTCAGATACAATCAAAAGTGAGTTAGTGGAATTTGCAGCAGACAAACGTGCAGCAGTTGAAGCGCAAGTAGAATACAAGCGCAAAATTGCTGAGCATGCAGCATTGCTTGACGGCTTTGTAATGGAAACTCTTAAAAAAGAGATTGCAGAACTACGTCAAGACCGCAAACTACAAGAAGGCAACTTCGAGAAGCTAGAGGACTTCGTGATGGAGCAACTAACTTCAGAACTTAATGAATTTCACCAAGACAAACAGGCTCTAATTGAAGAGAAAGTTCGTCTAGTGAAAGAAGGCAAGGAAATGATTGCAACTACGAAAGAGAAGTTTATTTCTAAAGCAAGTGAAAAACTAGCAGGTATTGTTGAATCAACACTTACTAGTGAACTAAGTGTGCTTAAAGAAGATATTCAGTCAGCAAAAGAAAATATGTTTGGTCGTAAGATCTTTGAAACATTCGCTGCTGAGTTTATGAGCTCACATCTTTCAGAAGGAACAACAATTTCCAAGTTGAATGCAGAAATTACATCAATGAAATCAGCGTTAGCTGAATCAGAGAAAACAATTTCAGAAAAGGAAGCATTAATTGAAACGGCAACTAAAAGCGCAAAGCGCATTCAAGAGTCGAACACACGCAAGGAAACACTTGCAACTTTAATGTCACCTTTATCAAAAGACAAACGTGAACTAATGTCAAACTTACTAGAGTCAGTAGCAACTAACAAGTTACAAGCAGCCTTTAATAAGTATCTGCCAACAGTTTTAAACGAAAGCAGTGCAACAACAAAATCACGTACATTAACAGAATCTCAGAAGACTGAGATCACAGGTAATAAGGCCAGCACACAGACATCTGAAAGCGAAGCCGAAATTATAAACCTTAAAAAACTAGCTGGTATCAAATAATAAGGAGAATACCAAAATGTCACAGAATTTATTCGAAAATTGGGACGTAACAAAAGGCGCCCTAACTGACGGTCTAACAGGCAATAAAAAGGTAGTAATGGAGTCAGTTCTTGAAAACACAAAGAGCTATCTTTCAGAATCTGCAGCCTCAGGCTCAACAATGGCTGGCAACATTGCCACAATGAACAAAGTTATCTTACCGGTAATCCGTCGCGTAATGCCAACGGTTATCGCTAACGAACTAGTTGGCGTACAGCCAATGACTGGCCCAGTAGGCCAAATCCACACACTACGTGTACGTTACTCAGAAACAGCAGCTGGCGTTAACGCTGGTGACGAAGCTCTTTCACCGTTTGCAATTGCAAAAGGTTACTCAGGTGACGCAGCAACAGGTGGTCCATCTTCAACAGCTTCAATGGAAGCAGAAGCAGGCCGTCGTTTAAGTATCCAGGTACTAAAACAAACTGTAGAAGCAAAAACACGCAAGCTATCAGCACGTTGGACTTTTGAAGCAGCACAAGATGCTAACTCAATGCACGGTCTAGACGTAGAAGCTGAAATCATGCAAGCACTAGCACAAGAAATCACAGCAGAGATCGACCAAGAAGTTCTAGGTTCTCTACGTGTTCTAGCTGGTACAGCTACAGACACATACGACCAAGGTAACGTATCAGGTCAAGCAACATTCGTTGGTGACCAACACGCAGCTCTAGCAGTTCTAATCAACCGCGCAGCTAACCTAATTGCAACACGCACACGTCGTGGCGCTGGTAACTACGTTGTTGTTTCACCAACAATGCTAACAGTTCTACAATCAGCTACAACTTCAGCGTTTGCACGTACAACAGAAGGTCCTTTCGAGGCACCAACTAACACAAAATTCGTAGGTACACTAAACAACACAATGCGTGTTTTTGTAGACCAGTATGCGAACGATTCAACTGATATCCTAGTTGGCTACAAAGGCGAAGGCGAAATGGACGCAGCTGCGTTCTATTGCCCATACATCCCGCTAATGTCTTCAGGCACAGTACTAGACCCAGCAACATTCGAACCAACAGTGTCATTCATGACACGTTACGGTTACGTAGAGCTAAACAACCAAGCTTCATCACTTGGTAATGCAGCAGACTACCTAGCTAAAATCGGTGTTAACTCTGGCGCACTATCATTCCAGTAAGTTTTTACTAGAATATAAAATAATTAAAACAGGCTCTTCGGAGCCTGTTTTTTTGTATTCATTATCAATGTATATAAAAGGATAAATAGAAGTACAGTAAGAAAAAAAACCTAGCATTGGAGGAAAAGATTATGGCAACTATTGTAAAGCCAGACAACGAAGAATATAAAGTTGTAGGTAACATGACGGTTACTGGAAATCTTTCAGGCCTTGGGAATTTTAATTTAACCGAAACATTAAATATTTTATCAACAAGTAATATTGATCTTTCAGCACCAGTGAATGGTGACGGCGCATTAAATGTGTCCGGTGGCGCATATATTGAAAATGATTTGTATATTGGTGGCACATTGGCAGTAAATGGCGATGTCATTACACTAGGAAATACCGCTGGATCAATTACATTTAATGGGGGCCTTAGTAGTAATGTTGTGCCCTCAATTGATTCTCAATACAATTTGGGATCAGATGAAAAAAAATGGAAAAATATTTATACAAGTAACATTTTACTAGCTTCAGGTGATAATAATACGGTAACTGGAATTGTAGATACATCTACGTCAGTCTCTTATGTAGATATTACATCGCCGGCAGTAAACACATTGCCAGATCTTGACGTGGATCAGTTCGGAAAAATTAAAATTATTGTAGCATCAAATTTGTCATCACCAGTTCAAATAACTCCAACTACTGCGTTGGGGTTCACTAGTTTTATATTGACAAACACAGGAGACAGTGTTACGCTAATGTTTATTAATGCAGCCTTAGGATGGGCAATTGTTAATAATTTTAGGGCTAGTGTTATTTAATTTTTTCTGGGATTATTGGAGGGAAAGTCGTGGCAATTAATTTAAACCACTCTAAAAACAAAATTGTATCGACTGAACAGGACTTAGTTCTAGACAGTGAAAATGCTAACATTGCAGTTAGTGATAAACGCATTGTAAAGGTACAAGATCCAGTTGACGGTCAAGACGCAGTTAATAAAAGATATCTTGAAAATCAAGTTTTATCGGAAATAAGTAACAGTACATTTTTATTTACAAACCCCGCTCCAATGCCAGAAGAAGTTGGCGGATATGAGCCCGGATCTACATTTGACGATGCAACACTAGAACAATTATTTCAAAACCTTCTTTATCCATATCAATACCCAGCTGTTACATCATTTTCTATTTCTGGACAAGGTACAACATTAGAGGTTGGGGATAGTGTTCCTGGAGGATTAACTACATTTGATTGGAATCTGTCAAATGATGTAAATGTCAACACGGACAGTATTTCAATTGAGGATTCAACATCCGAAACCGTATACGCTGTGGCACTTGCTAACGATAACACTGAATCAATTGATATTGGACCTGCTATTATCAAAACATCTGCCAGTTCTAACACCTGGAAATTAAGTGCCCAAAACACTCGTGGACAGTCAATATCAAGAACATTCAATGTATATTGGAAATGGAGAACATATTACGGAACTAGTGCAAATACATCTTTAACTGCGGACCAAGTTAAGTCATTGCCGTCGAATTCATTGGATTCTAACTTTTCTGGAACTAAAACAGTACCTGCAAATGATTATAAATACTTCGCATACCCGACTAGTTTTGGTTTAAAAATTAATTTTCAAGATGCAATTAATGGATTTGCGGTAGCAATGGAACCAGCATCAATATTAAGTATTACTAATGAGTTTGGTATTAGCACTGATTACTACGTTCACCGAACAACCAACCCAATTGTTGGTTCATTAACGGTGAAGATCGGATAAGGAAGATAAAGTATGGCTCTAATAACAGGCGCAGTAAATGTAACAGGAACAATATCACCAACCGATACAGCGGATATATATGCAACACACAATAGCATATACGGCAAAGGCGGATATCGAGAAGTTGCTGACTTATTAGAGAGAAATTCAATTACATTGGCACGTCGATCAGACGGTATGCTAGTGTATGTACAATCAGATAATAAATTATATAAATTAGAAAACGGAATCGAGAACTCAAATTGGATTGAATTTAATTTAGATTCAGAATCAATTAATTACGACCCTTCAAATAGTACTCTTTCGTCCACTAATGTGCAGGATGCAATAGATGAAGTAGCAGAAAACGCACACACATTCGCCACTAAACAAGTAACTCATAACGTTACTGGTGGTGCAACAGGCAGTGTTACAGTAGTTCAAGGCGATGATGTTAACATCGATGTAACTGTTGAATATGCTGAAAACGATTTTGCAGTAGGACCAACACAAAAAACCGCAGCACAGCATTCTTTTGTTACTGGTAAATACAACGTAGCAAAAGCCACTTCTATTATGGAAGTGGGAATTGGGACAGACGGAAATAACAAACAGAACGCTTTTGAAGTATCAGAATCAGGTATAGTTAGTGCACCGTCAGCAGTCAGTAGTGAGATTACCAATGATGGTGATTTAACCACAAAAAATTACATAGATTACCTAATCATTGATTGCGGTATATATGATGAAGAATAGTATAAATTTATAGGAGAGCGAAATGTCGCAAACAATTAAACTAAAACGCGGTTTAGAACAGAGCCGCCCAAGTATTACCCCATTAGCGGGCGAACTAATTTACACAACTGACAATCTCGAAGTTTTCTTCGGTGATGGCAGTGCAGCAGGTGGTGCTGAAATTGGATATCTAAACACACGCACTGGTGGTACAGTGAATGGCAAAACAACTGTTAATTCAACATTAACAATTGCAACCGGCGATGAAAACACAAATGTATTTGAAGTATTAGATTCAGCAGGCGCAGGCCTCTTTGAAGTAACAGAAACTGGTAATGCAATTATTGGTGGAAAACTAACAGTAAATGGTACTGGACAATCAAGTTTTGCTGGTGATGTTTTAATTGGTGGATCACTATCAGTTAACGGCGATGCAACTGTGGCAGTTGATATGCTTGCAGATACACTAACATTGACAGGTAACTTACAAGTAGACGGCAACTCCACACTGGGTAACGAAACAACAGACACCTTAACTGTTAATGGATTAACTGACTTTAATGGCGTAACAACAGTTAACTCAGCAGTAACATCTGCTGCCGGAGACGCCAATGTTAATGTATTCCAAGTTGTTGACTCGACAGGTGCAGGCTTATTTGAAGTAAGAGAAACTGGCGATGCGGTTATCGGCGGCGTACTTACTGTAAACGGTTCAGGTCAATCATCATTCACTGGTGACGTATTAGTTGGTGGATCACTAAGTGTTGCAGGTGATGCAACAGTAGCAGTAGACCTTTCGGCAGAAACACTAACACTAACAGGTGATCTAGATGTACGTGGCAACACAATACTAGGTAACGAACCAACTGACACAGTAACTATCAATGGTGTTACATCAATTAATGGTGACACAAACGTTATTGGTAACTTGACAGTAACAGGCACAACTACAACAGTTAACTCAAACGAAGTTAACATTGGCGACGCAATCATCCTACTAAACAGTGATGAAACTGGTGCTCCATCACAAAACGGTGGTATTGAAATTCAACGTGGCACATCCGACAATGTTGCTCTTTTCTGGAACGAAGCAGCTGATGCTTGGTACATTACAAAAGATGCTACTGACGAAACTGGTCCAGATGCGACAAGTGTACGTATTTTGGATACTGATGATCTTGATGCATTAAATTCACAAATTGGTGAACGCACACTTAACAGCCTATCAGATGTTACAATTACTGACGTTGCAGTAGACCAGTTTGTGGTCTGGAGTGGCTCAGAATGGGTTAACACTGGTACTGTTGACGGCGGTACTTTCTAAAATAAAAATAGTAAAAAAAGTCTGGGAATATATATTCCCAGACTATAAACTATCATAAATTATAATTAAGGACTCTGTACATACAGAGAAGTTAGACAATGGCACAAAATATTAGATTAAAACGAACCAACATTTCTGGTAGAACAGGCGAAGATGCAGGATTGCTGTCTGGAGAATTAGCAATGAACACACAGGACGGGCGCCTGTGGGGGAAAGGTTCAGAACTTTTTGAAATTATTACTGAAACAAAAGTGTTCAGTCCAGCTACTTTAACCAACAAAGTAGTCACTGAAGCCGAACTTGCAGCATTAATTAGTAACTATCAACTTAATAATGTTGTAACTCAAGATCAAAATACTCTTCCATCCGCACAGACATTTACTGGTGACGGATCCACAGTAAGCTATACACTATCAAATCAGCCAGCATCTGGAGAAGCAATTGATGTATATGTAAATGATGTATTACAGCGACCAGGAGATGTATATACGTTAACTGGCTCAGAGATTACGTTTTCGACAGTGCCAGAAACAAATGACGACATATATGTAAAATATCGTTATCCGTTTGCTACTGTTATTGATAATCCAGAAAATAGTATTGAGAACAGGCATTTGAATTTGAGCTACACAAGCTCACAGCATAACAACGATGGAAATCAAACTTCATACACTATTGAACCCAATCACACTGTACATGATGTTCTAGTAATCGTCAATGGACTAATCCAACCACCAGATAATTATACAATTTCTGAAACAACATTGACATTAAATTCAGCCCCAATGGTTGGATCAATAATAGACTTCAGATATTTGCCTGTTTAGATAATGTAATCAGTTTATCCTAGTACAATCTACTATAAATAGTTGTGTTAAGAATGTATTAAATACATTCTGACATTTTTGATATTAAGATAATATCATTTCAAATATATTTGATTGGAGAAATCTAAAATGGCTTTTAGACAAATTAAAGCACCTGCTCTTGGTACCGGTTCGGTTATCGAAGGCAAACTGGCTCCGTCAGCAGTTTCAGGCCAAGCTGCTGCGGTATCAGTGTCATCACTAGATACTTTTCTATTTCATAGTGCATCAAACGACGCACTATTTAAAGTAACAGCATCAGATCTTATTGGTTCTTATACAACTGATGATCTACAAGAAGGAACTAAAAAATTCTTCAGTGCTGCCCTAGCACAAGCCGCAGTAGCGCAAGACATTGTAGATGCGGTTGCCGCAGAAGCAACAATTGCTCGTGCAGCTGAATTAGTACTAACTAATGACCTAGCGGCAGAAGTAACACGTGCAACAACAGCAGAAGGTGTAAACGCAACAGCGATTGCAACTGAAACAACACGTGCAACAGCAGAAGAAGCACGTATCGACACAGCTTTTCAAGCAGCCGATACTGCATTACAAGCACAAATCGACAACATTATTTCAAATGTTGATCCAGCAGCACTGGATTCATTAACTGAAATCGTTGCTGAATTCCAAAACCAAGATAGTGTGTTATCATCAGCTATCACAGCAAACGCTAATGCTATTTCAGCAGAAGTAACACGTGCAACAACAGCAGAAGGTGTAAACGCAACAGCGATTGCAGACGAAACTGTTCGTGCAACAGCAGCAGAAGCAACACTAACAGCAGATCTAACATCAGAAGCAGCTACACGTTTAGCTGACGACAATGCACTAGATGCTCGTGTAACTGTTAATGAAGGTGACATTGCAACACTACAATCTGATCTTACAGCTGAAATTGCAGCAACAGATGCTGAAGTTAATACACTAACTAGTGATTTAGCGGCAGAAGTAACACGTGCAACTGGTTCTGAAGCAGCAAACGCTCAAGCAATTGCTGACGAAGCAACTGCTCGTGCAACAGCAGACACAGCACTAGATACTGCATACAAAGCAGCTGACGTAGCAACATTAACATCAGCACAAAACTTTGCAACAGCAGCAGATACGGCATTACAAACTGCAATGGAAACATATGCAGATACAGCAGAAGCAGACGCAATTGCAGACGCAGTAGCACAAGCTGAAGCAAAAGACGTTGCTCGTGCAGTAACTTCAGATGCAGCAGACGCAGCACTAGACGCTCGTGCAACAGTACTAGAAACTGAAATGGACGATGCGGAACTTCGCCTGTCCAATATTGAAGCAACATCAGGTGGCGCATCGCCATTAGATACAGTTGCTCAAACATTAGCAGGTGGTATTAACGAACTACATACTGACACAAACGCAGTAGAAGCTCGTGTAACAACAGCAGAAGCAGACATTGCAACTAATGCATCAGACATTGCTAACATTATCAGCAATACTGATCCAGCAGCATTAGACTCGCTAACTGAAATCGTTACAGCATTTGAAACAGCTGATAACGCATTTACAGCAACTCTAAATGCAAACGCAACAGACCGTGCAGCAATCCGCACAGAATTTGCGGCAGCAGATCTAGCAATCCAAACTGCATTAAATTCTGAAATTGCTTTAACTGACGGTGAAATTGCAGCACTACAAGCGGCAGACACTAACGAAGTTACTAACCGTGTAGCAGGCGATGCAGCAACACTAGCATCAGCGCAAGCATATGCAGATACAGCAGAAGCAGACGCAATTGCAACAGCAGCAGCAGACGCAACAACTAAAGCAGATGCAGCACAAGCAGCGGCAGAAGGTTTTGCAACAGCAGCAGATACAGTACTAGAAACAGCACTGAAATCATACGCTGATACAGCAGAAGCAGACGCAATTGCAACAGCAGGAACATACACAGATCAAGAAGTTCTTGCAGAAAAAACTCGTGCAGAAGCAGCAGAATCAGCTATTCAACTTCAAGTAACAGCCAATGCTGGTGAAATTGCAGACAACGCAACTGACATTGCAACTAACGTAGCAGCAATTTCACAAGAGTCAACAGATCGTGCGGCAGCAGATACTACTCTAACTGCTAACCTAGCAACTGAAGTATCACGTGCAACAGCAGCAGAACTAGTTCTAACTAATGATCTAGCGGCAGAAGTAACACGTGCAACAGCAGCTGAAACTGCAAACGCAACAGCAATTTCTAATGAAGTAACTCGCTCAACTACTATTGATGCAACACATACAGCAAACATTGCAACTAACGTTCAAAATATTGCGACAAATGCAGCAGCAATTACAGCAGAGCAAGGACGTGCAGAAGCAGCAGAAGCGGCACTTGATACTCGTGTATCAGCACAAGAATCACAAGTTGCTTCTATCCTAAGTAATACAGATGCAGATGCACTAGATTCATTAACTGAAATCGTTGCAGCGTTCCAAACTGCAGATGGTGATATCAACAATGCAATTACTAACTTGTCAACAACAGCAGCAACAGATCGTGCAGCAATCCGCACAGAATTTGCTCTAGCAGACTCAGCATTGGACTCACGTCTAACTACTGAAGAAGGCAACGTAGACGCATTAGAAGCAATTGTGGGTTCAGCAACACTAACGACAACATCACAGACTGTAACAGCAGCAATTAATGAACTAAATGCAGCAACATCAGCAACAACAGGCGGTCTACAAGACGAAGTTGATGCAATTGAAGCAGCTTTGGGATTAGCGGCTGATGGTACATTTGTAGCACACAGTGGCTCAAACTATATTGATGCGGCAACAACAGGCAAAGGAGCTCGTGAACTATTAGACGCAGCTATTAAAGCTGAAGAAGTTCGTGCAACAGCAGCAGAGGGTGTACTAACAACCAACGTTGCAACAAATTTGGCAACAATTGATCGTCATGGGCTTGACATTGCTACCAATTCAGCAAATATTGCAACTAATGTTACAGCTATTGCTACTAATGCAGCAGATATTGTTTCAGAAGCTTCAACAGCTCGTGCAGCTGAATTAGTACTAACTAATGATTTAGCAGCAGAAGTAACACGTGCAACAGCGGCAGAAGGCGTAAATGCAACAGCAATTTCAGCAGAAACTGCTCGTGCAACAGCGGCAGAAGGCGTAAATGCAGCAGCATCAGCGGCTAACCTAGTTGAAATTACAGCAACTCAAGCAGGCGCAGGCCTAGCATTAGATGGTACATATGTTGCTCCAACAACATCTAACTACCATAATGGTGCAGCAAGCCTAGCATCAGCAGATATGCTATTAGACGCAGCTATTAAAGCTGAAGAAGTTCGTGCAACAGCAGCAGAGGGTGTGCTAACAGCAGACCTAACAGCAGAAGTAACACGTGCAACAGCAGCAGAGGGTGCAAATGCAACAGCAATTGCAGACGAAACTACTCGTGCAACAGCAGCAGAAGGTGTAAACGCAACTGCAATCGCAGGCGTAGCAACAGATCTAGCAACTGAAGTAGCTCGTGCAGAAGCAGCTGAATTAGTACTAACTAATGATTTAGCAGCAGAAGCAGCTAGAATCGACAACATTATTTCAAACACTGACCCAGCGGCGCTGGATTCACTAACTGAAATCGTTGCTCAATTCCAAGCAGACGACGGTGATCTACTAGCAGCTATCACATCAAACGACGGTGAAATTGCAGCAAATGCAGCAGCAATTATAGCTGAAGAAACTCGTGCATTAGCGGCAGAAGGTGCGTTATCGACAGCACTAGCAGCCGAAGTAGCGGCAAATGATGCAGATCATTCAGCAGCAACTTCAGACCGTGCAGCAATCCGCAGTGAATTTGCGGCAGCAGATACTACACTACAAAACAACATTGATACAAAACTAGCACTTGCTGGTGGTACAATGTCAGGTGACATTGCAATGTCAGGTAGTATGGTAAGCGGTCTAGGTACAGCAACACTACCAGGTGACGCAGTATCAAAGGCAGTACTAGATGCAGCACTAGCATCATCAGATATTGGTACTTCAACTACTAATGATCTAGCCGAAGGCACTGGCCCAGACGCCAACCTTTACTTCACAGATGCACGTGCAAGATCAGCTATTAGTGTAGTTGATACAGCAGGCGCAGGTCTTGTATCATACGACTCAGCAACTGGTGTTATCAGTGTAGACACAAATGAATCAGTACTAGATCTAACAGATGTAGCTGACTCAGATTACACAGGTAAAGCAAAATATGTGCTAGCTGTTAACGATGCAGCAGACGGTATGGAACTACGTGATCCACTATCAATCTTCACATCAACAGGTCGTCAGACAATTGATGGTGACGGTGTAGCGACACAATATTCACTAACAATTGATGCGACACAATCGCAAGCAATGGTATTTGTGGGTGGTGTTATCCAGGATCCAGCAACACACTATACTATCAATGATAGTGCATCAACAATTACATTTACAGCAGCAATCCCAGTGGGTACGCAGGCAGTAGTAATTGCACCAGCAGCTGGTGTTGAGCCAGTATTAATTGATGGTCAAGTTACAAAAGAGAAACTATCATCAGACATTAAAGCATTCACACAAGGCCTAAGCGTAACAGCTGGCAATGGTGGATCAGTTGTAGATAGTTTTGATGGTACAAAGTACCGTTCAGCAAAATACGTTATCCAAGTTGGTGACGGCGCTGGTAACTTTGAAACACGTGAAGCACTAGTAGTACATGATGGTACAACAGCTTATATCACAGAGTATGCACTTGTTTACACAGGTTCAAACTTAATTGGTGACGCTTCAGTTAACATGAACGGCACAAACGTTGAACTAACATATTCAACATCAACTGGTACAGCTGATGTTAAAGTTATCTCAACATACATTGATGTATAAGCCTTATTAAATTATAGAGGGGGGGGCGCAGAACATTTAGGGTTGCGCCCTTTTTCTATGGCTAGTAAACAACTATTATAATAAATATTTAGTTTTAAAAGTAGTTAATCTTATCATCATCAAGATAAATACTAACGCTACCCGAAGTAGCAACTTTTTCGCGAAAAAAGGAGTCATATAAATGGCACAAAAACAATTTATTATTGACGGTGGTTTTACGACAAACGCCGACTCATCACTAACTGGTAACCTGGACATGACAGGTCACATCATCCCATCAGTGGATTCAGATGGTACTACTGGTTATGACCTAGGTTCACCATCCATGAAATGGCGTGACCTTTACCTATCACAAGGTTCACTTTACATCGATGGCCAAAAGGTTATCGAATCAAACAGCGGCACGATCGTTGTACAAGCTGACCCAGGTCAGTCACTAACTACAAAAGTTTCAGGTGCCGGTGTAATGACACTGGAATCAGAAACAACAGTTACAGTAGCAGCAACGTTACAGATGGCATCTGGTAAGAGAATTACTGACCAAGGTGGAAACGCAGTCGTATTTGGCGACAAAGTTGACCTAGACAACAATCAACTAATTAATGTTGGCTCACCAACAGCTGACGGACACGCAGTAACAAAACTATATGTTGACCAACTAGTTGGCGCAATTTCAACAGCTGCAATCACTGAAGGTGATACAGAAATTGAAATCGCTGACCTTGGTACAGGTACAGTTGGTATTACAGTTGATGGTATACAGCGTTTAGCTCTTAGCAGTACAGCAGCAGCATTCACTGTTCCAGTAACAGTTAATGGCGTTGAACTAGCAGACCTAAACGAATTATCAACAGCACAATCAGCAGCAGAAACAACAGCAGCAGCATATACAGATGCACGTGAAACATTTATCACAACTGCATACACAGCATACTCAGATGTACAAAAATCACGTATCGATGCTATCCTATCAGCATCAACAGCAGATACAGATACATTTGCAGAAGTAGTAGCACTTGTTAACTCAGTAGATGCAACAAATGACTCAGTACTGGCAGGCGAAATTGCTAACCGTACATCAGCAGACACAGCACTAAGTGGTCGTTTAGATACTGTTGAAGGTACAGGCACTGGTTCAGTAGCAAAAGCACAAGCGGATGCAATTGCGTCAGCAGAAGCAAAAGACGTAGTACGTGCAACAGCAGCGGCATTAGACGCAACTACTAAAGCAGACCAAGCACTAGTAGACGCTAAAACATACGC